GAATTTATTGTAAATTCTTGGGGTAGTGGTTGATATAGTTTAACTAATATAGTGGGGGTATCAGGATTTTGATTATCTAAAACAATATTATTAGCAATAACTAATTTATTTTCTCCAAAATTTAAATAAAAATCTACAAAATATGGTGAATTATTTCTTTCTTGAATAAACTCAAGAGTTTGAGATACCATATCTTGTGTCCCTAAAGAAACACTATCTAATCTTAATTCAGTTCTATCTGAAGATATTTCTGAGATTAAGACATTTCGGGTGGAAGAACCTATTTTATTGTTTAAAAAATTATAATATGGATTGTATTCTCCTTGATCTAACCCTAAATCTATTAATGTTTTTTCTGGGTCTATAATAATTTGATTAACAACAGCACTTCCTGAGGTTAATTGGGATTGGTTTTGAAATGTATAATCTGTAAAGTCATAATTTGTTTGGATAATATTTTGATTATTATCATATACAAAAAGTTCAATATAACTTGAGGTAGTAAAAGCTGAAGAGGTTTGGGGGGCTTCTATAGAACCCATTAATGGGTTATTATCATACGATTGGTATGTAAACTCTATAGTAGGTAATTGATTTATTTCTGTAGCCATTATAATGTGGTTCCTGTTTGTAATTGTATATTTTGTTTTTGAGCGTCTAGTAAGTCAGTTCTTAATTGAGCTATTTCCGCTTGTAAAGCCATTATTTCTTCTTGGTTAGCTTCAAATCCAATATATTCACTACTTTTTTTAATTAAATATTCATGCGAATTAGTTGCTCCTAATTCAGGGATTTCATAAAACATATCGTTGTACATACTAAAAAATTCATTAGTTGTAGGTTGTATAGCAATTTGTTCATTAATCGTTTTAACACCTAATTGGGTAAAAGATGTATCTATTACTTTATTATATGAATTTTTATCATACGAAGTAGAGGAAAATGATATTTTTTGATTCATCATCCGTTTATAACTTTAAAGTAATAATCATCATTAAATATTATAGTAGAACCATTAATATTGGTCTTAATTAAAATTGAATAATATCTTTCGGGTTCTAATCCACTCATATAAACATTAAAATAATTTCCATTAGCATCAGAACTAATTTGAGTATAATTGTCATCGAAGTTAACAATAAATTCATTGGTAGCCAAGTCTTTTATGGCATAGTATGAATTATTTGGTAAATAATTTAAATTGGTAAATAATGAAGATGTTTGATATGTTCTTGTTGGGTATAAAGGACTTACATTTAAATAAAATTTATTTACACTTTCAGGATAAAATACTCCTGGGTTTTCAGCTAAGGACATTTTTATGTTTGCTGTAGTAACAATACTTCCAGTAGCTGATCCTGTTAAAACAGTAGAATAATCTCTCCATCTAAATTCTAGACATGGAGGATAAATTGTATTTGTATCAACACTATAATATTTAAATATAGGTTGAATGTTATGATTGGTTTCAAATTCTAAAGAACTTGTAAGTTTAACTATAAATCCATAATTGGGTATAGTATTATCAACCCATGCATTTAATATATTACTGACATTTGCTTCAATATCTTTATTACTACGTAAACCAAAAGATACATTAGCTGATCCACTAAATGGCAATTGAGGAGCTACATATCCTGGGAGTACATATCCTGCTACTACATATAAACTTCCTGAGGTATCATAGAACCAATTTCCACCACCGGCACCACCATATATGTTGCTAAATGAGCTAGTATAATCAATAGATCCTGATGGGATTGAATATGTTCCTGAGGGGCTCCAAGGGCCTGATCCACTATAATTAGCATATGTCCATGAAGCTCCATCTACTTCTTGTGGGTTATCTAAAGTATATCCAGTACCATTGTTCCAAGATTGTGCTAATGGAAGAATTTCTAAAAGAGTATTTTGATTTAATCCTCGGGCTTCGGCTATAAAATTTTTAAAATATATATCACAAGGAAATCCGTCTATTTTATTAACAAATACATCTAAAATTTCTTCTTGATCAAATTGAACTAAATACCTTGATACTCCAGGAGTGCCACTAATATCTATAGTATTAGAAGTTTCTAATATAGCATCTAACCCTGTATTCATAGTTGGGTAAGCAGAATATAGAGTTGTGTCTTGGGTAGGGAATATTTTGTAAACAGCCATTATAGGGTTTTGTTATAAATATAATATTATAAAGGAACTACTCTACCTTTAATATCAGTATCTGGGTATCTAATCTCAAATATACTAGGGTCTAATGAAGGGTAAATTACATTATTTTGAGTAGCTGCATGAATATCATAGGCATAAACAGAATATCCTGAATTAGTTCCTGCTTTATTTGATATGTTGATAGTTTTAATAGTTTGGACTCCTTTAATTTTATCTAAAAGAATATATAGATCTTTTAGCATTATAGGTTGGTTTAATTGCCATTTACTTAAATCAAAATATTTTTTTAATTCAGTAATACAAGATATTAAGACATCATTGTTATTATATTCAGGTAATACTATGATTTCAAAATCAATACCTATATTAATTATAAAAGCATCTTTAATTTCAATATTATCTCCAATCATTCTGTATTGAGATAAGTAGGTTCTTAAATTATTTTTTAATGTGGTTCCAGCATAATCTAATTGTCCACTACTATTTAAAGATAAAACATATAAATTTAATGTTTCTATAGTTGAAATTTGTTTATCTGTTAATTTGGGTTGTTCAATATAAACTTTAGAAACCATACCATAATCGGAAGGCATACTTAAGGCTCTAATTAAATAATCATCTGCTGTAACTGATCTTTGTTGGGAAGCAACAAGTGCTAGAGAATTTTGACGAACTTCTTCTAAAGTATCTCCACCTCTTCCACCGGTTGCAGCTTCAAGATTTAAGGCAGTTAATGAATCAAATACATAATTTGCAGTAACTGGGTTTAAATTTAGCATTGAAAATTTAGTATTGCTTTTATTTAAATTACTTAATTGACTAGCAAAAACGTTTGATTGAACACCACCACCAGATAAATATCTAACGGTTAATGTAGTGTTAGATGGTGAAATTCCATAAGTATCAGTGTATAAAAAATTAACAGGAGAATAAGCTGAGGTTAATTTATCTTGGTTAAAAGGTAATCCAATTCCTACATTATTAGGATTTGGAACTATCTCTTCAGTAATTGTTTCTGGGGTCCCTGAGCCAAATTGTATTTGGAGGTTTGAAAGTGAAGTAAAACGTGTTGCAAAACGTCTAGCTACTTTTTTAAGTTTTAATAAATAAGGAGTATTATCGGTTTTATTAGGATTATTAATATTAGTATTTTTAATTGTATCTAATACCATTTCTTGTCCTAAATGATCTACTTCATACCATTTATTTCCATCAGAATCAGTAATATCTAATATTTTAATGATATTGTTATCTTGGATATTTACTGTTGCAAATTGTTGTGCTGTTGAAAAATTAAATGTTGATGTTTTTATAGTAGCAGAAATAGCATTTCTGGTTTTTGATAAAAGAAAATATTGTGGGGAATTACCTGAAGTTTGATATACAGAAATTTCTGTTGGGTCAAGTGAACTGGAAACTGAAAAATCTACCTTATCTTGGATTAAAAAGTTAGTTCCATTAGGAGATGCTATTGTTGTATTTTCATTTACTACTAAAGAATAATCAAAATCGGGTAATGCAACAGATGATGAAATTTTAGATGGTACTTGTTGATAAAAAGTTATTGTTGTTTGTGCTACACCTGTGGTTTTAGGTTTATAACCAAACATATATGCTAATTCAAACACATTATTTGTTTGTTGAGCATATTGCATGAATGTTTCTTGAAATTGATTATCCAAGTAAAAACTTAAAACATCTCCAACGTATGATGCTTGTTCTATAAACATCATCCCCGGAGATGTGGGAGAAAAATCGTTATATGTATTTGGAAAATATGTTCTTGCATATTCTATTAAACGTGATCTAAATTGAGAAAAATCACGATTGATATATTTTATATCTCTATTAGTAGGAGTCATTAGCTAAAATTAAAAGTTACGGTTCCACTAACATTAGAATTAACAACATAATATTGTAAATTTATTATTATGGAATTGGGATTTGAAGGAGAAGTTAAAACATCTAATTTTTTTACTTTAATCATTGGGAAATATAATTTAATTTTTTGATTTACAAAAGATTCTATACTTGAAAATGTATTATCATTTGATTGTTCAAATAAATAATTTCTTAACCCAGCCCCAAAAGTAGGATTTAAGGGAAGTTCCCCTGGATTGGTTAAAAAATAGTTAATTAAATTATTTTTAACGGCTTCATTAGTGTTATATGTTGAAGAAAATATCCCCGGGTTAGAAAAAGGAATACTAATTCCTAATCCAATATTTGGATTTAAATCATTTGGATTAATCTGTTGGGGATTGAATGCCATTATTTAGTATTTAAAAGTCCCATAATTTGATCCATACCTAATTCACCTGTTCCTAAACTTCCATTTACAGGATCAACAGATTGTGGTCTAAAAGGTTGTTGAACGTCATTTGAAGTAAAACTCATAGCAGTCTCACCTAATACTTCAGCATATTTAGATCTAAAGTCTATTGGGGGTGGTGCATAAGCGGGTTGTGTTGGTGTAGAAGGTGGTGCATAAGATTCTCTAACTATTTGTTTAGGTGACTTTACGGCTTCTAATAAAATATCCTTCAATTCCTCTTGAATTGCTTCTCTTACGGCTTCTTTAATTAATTTTTTAAAATCTGTGGTTTTCATACGGTTATAAATATAGGGTTAATCTGCTTTTAAATCATTTTGTTGAATATAGAACACAAGTTCATCAATTAATATCTGATCAATTGAACTAAATGACCATTCTCCTTGTAATATTACTACACCTGATTTATTTCTAGCTATAGCTCTTCTACGTTTTAATGAATTTGTAGTAGTTTCTGTTACTACTCCCATTTCAAATCCATTTACATTTGTAACTACTGGAGATGTTTGGGTGGATTGTTGGTTAGTTAATGCTGTTAATTCTGTTGATATTTGTGATTGAGATTGGGGGATGTTTGGGTAGCAATATTGAGTTAAAAGATCTAGTAAACTTAAAAAATCAAGTACTTGTGCTAATACAAGTTTAAGTAAAGTAAGTATAGATAAAAGCGCAACATTTGCTACGTTAATTTTTGATATTAATTGGTCTAAAAATTTAATTGTTTTTTGAATTGTATTAATTACACTAATAGGGATACCTACTCCTGCTACCGCTGTTGGTGTTGGTAATTGTTCTAAAACTTTAAGTCCTGCAGCTGATGGGCCTAATATTTTTTCTGATTGGGCTAATATATCAGTGGTTGAGTTTATAACTTTTAGGGTTTGATTTATTTTTTTAACTAATTTATTTTTAGTAGATATTACTTTAGTCATCTCATCTTGAGTTGGACAAGAAATTATATCTTTTATTTCATCAAATACTGCCTTAGGGTCAATTTTAGCTTTTTCTGCTAATTTTTGAACTTCACTAATTCCATATTTTGAAATTAAACCTAATAATAATGGAATAACCATTGCTTTTAAATCATCTATAGATACATTTAATTTCTTTTGCATTTTAAATTCAAATGTAATATCTTTAGTAGCATATTCTTCTGCCACTATAGGAGGGAAAGATAATAGAGCTGTAATTTCTTTTTTTAAATTAGATTCATTGGGTTTTAATTGAATAATTCCTAAATTAGATTTAAGGTCTCCGGTTGAAGTGTATGGGATTGTTTTTAATTGAGAATATTTTATTTTACGACAATTTATTGGAAATTTATTGGGAGGTAAACCTGTATCTAATAAAGAGGGTTGTTTTAAAGTAAATTCTCCTTTATTATTAGTTCTCTTTGTATCAAAATATAAATTAGTAACTACTACTCCAGATAAAGGTTCATTAGTTGTTGAATCTACAACTATACCACTTACTTCAAGTAATTTTATTTTTTGGGGAGGTGTAGGAAGGGAACCTGTTGGTGGGAGAAGTGGAAGAGTTATACCTACTAAAGATAAAACGTCTGCTAAATCTATTTCAAGCTTTATATTCATAGATCCTGTATTCATAGATCCAGATTCATTAGTTGTTATATCTAAAGCCATTATATTATTTTTGTAGATTTGGATTTAAGGCTATCATCATTTAATTGGGCTAAAATCCCATTAGCACTATTAATTTGAGTTAATACATTTGCTGCTAATGAATTATATGATGTTGAAAGAACACCTCCGGGCCAATTCCTTTCAACTTGAAGAATTGTAGCTAAATCTTTAATAGCCCCTGTTAATGATTTTAAAACTTCAATAGTATCATCACCTAATAGAATTGATTGTTTTGCATCTTTGGAACCTAATTTAATATCATTTGAGCTTATATAATTTGAAGTAGCATCAATATTAACACTACCACCAGTAGATAAACCTATAGATTTTTCAGCACTTAATAATACACTATCGGATGAAGCATTTATTACTACTCTATTTGAATTTAATGCTATTTGTGGTAGGGTAAATAAACTTGGAGCAATTGGTTGAGTCTTATATGACTGGTATAATTCACTTGCAACCTTAAAATCTTTTAATTGTTGATAAGAAGTTAAATAAATAGAAGATAAATCTTTTCTAATATTTTCAGTTATAGGAATCCAACCTTCATTACTAGATGTAGCTGGTTGACCATTTCTAATTATAGTAATGGGGTCACCGTTGTTTCCTGTTGATGACCAATTATTTAAAATTTCAGGGGTTAAAGGAGAATCTGTGGGTGTCTTTGCTGTACTTCCAAAACGGATACTTTGGCCGTTTCTACCCTCAAACATTACATCCCCCGCAAATGGTAATAGGGGGTGGATATCTGTTTTTTCAACAAAAGTATTTTGTGATGGATTTGGATAATATAGATAATTTAAATTTATATCTGTTGATCCATCTTCTACTCTTCTTACATATCCAACATCTGTTTTATTATAATCATTCTGTTGTTGAGCTGAAAGTGAGTTAATTTGGGTTGCTACATCTAATTTTGGGGAAGCATTATGATGTGGGTGATTCCAAATACTTACTGGGTTAAAATAGTAATTTATATATTGTAATTCTAGATTATCATCAGTAAATTTACTTGGGATTTTTACTATTAATACTAATTCATTAGATAAGGGGAATGTTTTACAATGAGGATCAAAGGGATATGCAAATCCAATAGATTTTTCATTTAATCCTATGGTTTCATAAAATATAGTTCCAATACCATTCCATTCACCTACTTCATTATATTTTGGATGTAAATTATTTAATACAATATCTGTTACTCTAACGGGGGTAAATTGGTTTGGAAGAGATGTATTTCCTCCTACATTTTGGGGAATATTGGTTAAATCAGAAAAAAGTTGGGTTCCTACAGTGGTTTTTATCCCTTGTCTATAAATAGCCATTAGTCTTTTGGATTAAACTTTTTTACTTCAGCTAATAATTGTGATTTTTCATCATCGGTCATACCAAATGATTCATCTTCTGATTTGTTGGAAGCTAAAGCACGTTGAACAATTGTAGCCATTTTAACTAACTGTTCATCATTTTTAATCCCTAGCTCCATATATTCCTTAATTAAAGGAACTATTAAAGTAGCATCACCAATATCATTTATAAGAGGTTTTAATTCACCTATTAACGCAGATATTTGTGCTTCTTTTTTCTTTTGATTATCGTATATTTCTTTAAGTATGTCGGAGAATTTTTTCTTACCCCAAACATTTGATTCTAAATTACTCATATAAGTATTTTTGGGTATAAATATAGAATATTGTTAAAATCTAAAACTTGTATATCCTTGCTCTAAATAGAATAGGTAATTTTTCTTGAAAATACCATATAAAATTCCAGCAATTTTAGTGATTTTAGGAGTTTTAGCATCTGGGATCATCTCGTGGATATAGATATATAATGCTTTTTTATTAAAAACGTCGATTTGGTCCCGTTTACGAAACAGCTCTAAAATAGCATCTGCAATCTTAGCATCGTATGGTTTGGGAAAAAATTTATATATGTTTAAACTAGCAAATTCCACATACTGATCCATGAAATTAGATAATCTGTCGTCCGAATTGGATTGTTCAAGTGTGTATGAATGGGTGTCATCTTTAAATAATTCATCCACAGGGACTTTCTTAATTTTACTTTTATAGTTTTTATCATTGTATAATATACACCATCGTTTAACGATCGTACCGAAGTAGGAATATGCTTTAGCACCCTTTTTAGGATCAAATAAATGTATCTTTGATAATAAAAATACTATTATTTCATGTTGTAAGTGTTCTAAATTATCTACTTCGGTATGATAAAATTTAAACGTGTGTATTATGTTTTGCGTAAGTTTGAAGAAAGCATAGTGTATCTTTTCTTCATATATTTTACTTCTTAATTCAGAATCTAAAGTGTTGTTGTAAAGCACAATAGCATCTTCTGTTTCTTGAGTAAAATAATTTTTACTTACTTTCTTTTTAGGCATTTCTGTTGTACTTTCTAACATTGAATTCATTAAGGATTTCTTGTATTTTTATTATTGACTGGAAAATAACTCCAACTTCATCATCTTTTTCAAATACACCACCTTTATCTAATTCTTTAAGTTTTTTATCTGAAATCTCAATCGTGCGAGATAACTTGTCAAGATATTCTAAGTAGCTAACTACTATATCTTCTGCTTTTTCATTCTTTTTCATAAGATTGAAAGTTGTGAATCCTAGAACCACGGCTAATGTTGCTAATATGCAAACGGAAATTGTTAATAATATCATAATTGATCGAATATATTTTTTAAACCTTCACTCTTAAATGTACCTAACGCCTTTGTTTTGGTAGATGTCTTCTTAGACATGTTTGGCTTATTCCCCAATGTATAATTCCCTTTTCCGGCATCCACGGGCTTTTTACCTTCTTTTAATTTAGGCAACCATTCACGTTCAAATTCGATACGTGCTGCCATTAAATCCGCCTGATGTAGGATAAAAGGTAATGAAGTTCTAGGTTTTTGTTCTGGCATGAAAGCCATTAAATATTTTTTATTTGCCTCATCATATAAACCATCATGTGTTTGAATAGCAACCATTTCATTAAATGTGTACTGGATATCATGTGATTGAAGCATAAATAAACCTCTATCTGGAACCGAAGCAAATGGAACTTTAGTATTAAACATATAATCCTCTCCTAATTTTTCACGTCTCCAATTATCTGTCTGGGGTATATAAGAATCTTCATCTTCACTTCCCATTTTACCCAAATCATGATTTAGAGCTGAAAATACTAATTCTTCAGTAGTAAATGTAGACATGTCACATCCTTCTTCTTCCCATAATGTAGCTTGCTTAATAGCACATCGAATAACGCGTAAAACATGTTCAACATATCCTCCAGGGAATGCATTATGGTATTCTTTTTTATGCGCCGCGGGCATCAACATCAATCGATCCCCATATTGCTCATAAAATTCTAATAATTTATCTTTACGAGGTTGTTCAATATATTCCTCAATATAAGATAATAATTCATTCCAATTGTCTTGGATTTGTTCGGCTGTCAAATTCATAACTTTTATTTATTTTTGGTTTATTTAATTTTCACGTTCAACAATTGATTGAATATCATCTCTCAATTCTAAAACTTCTTGCAAAATTTCCCTTGCGGCTTCAACGTTTCTTTCATTTAAAGCGTTTCTCATACGTTTTAATTTTCCTTCTAGAGACTCCATCCGTCTCAATAATAATTCTTTATTATGCATTTATATTATTTTATTTGATTACTTATTTACTTTTTTTCCTTTTATATTCTAATAATTTTAAAATCAAAATATAATTAAAGGTAATAACTTTCTTTTACTTAACCAAGGGTTTCTCAACAAAATCCTGTATTTTTTTCAAATGGGCACACTTTTCAAATTCTTCTGTACTTTCAAAATAATGTATAGACAATTTTAAGGCACACAATAAATTTTCATCTGAAATATTTTGCAGAGCAATTTTCCATTCTTTATTTCTTACTTTACATTCTTTTATCCAAAAATAAGCTCTATTGTACATCATATACTCTCCAGCTTCATCCATTCCCTTCATATCCAATTCAGGATCAGATTTAGCAAAAAACTTTACAACTTGCTTTTTAAAAATATTCCCATTCATAATCATTTTAACAAACATCCCAACTCTAAAGTGAGGTGTTTCCTTATAAACTTCCAGGTCAACCTTTATTTTATTTAAATCTTTATCATCTCCCTCAGAAAACCCGAATAATGCAAATATGCTATCCAAACCCATAAGTCTATATGTATATACTATTTTATAATTAAATTCACGTGGTAAAACGCGAATTACATTGATAAATATTAATCATTTTGACTCCCAATTAATTCAATGACTTTGATTGCATCCTCAACAGAAACGAAAAAAAATTCTCTCTGTTTATTTACACGATCTTTTTTAAAATGTTTATGAACAGCCCTTTCGATACGCTCCCCATTGAAACAATTATACGAATATACAACATTAAATGGAGTAGGAACACCGGTAGATTTTGACAATGTATTAGCTCTATCAATAGGATCACCCTTAGTGTAACCTATTTTTACCATTTCGGGCATAGATTCACTTTCTAAAATATAAACGGATTGATCTCCATTAGAACCACCAATACTTTGTCTATAACGTGGGGTGAAATATTTAATTAATTCCCAACCTTCATTATCTTCAAAAACAGAATAATATGAGGGAGGTGGAGAAAGTGGGTTTCTATCATACGGTACGTAATTTTTAGATTCCTCGTTGGTTATACGTTTCATATAATTAAATTTACGTACTAAAAACGAGCACCCGCGCCTGCACCTTTATACCAAGGTAAACCATTTCTACCTTTAAGAGCTTCATTCCACTTGGCTTCACTCATTTTAATTCCATTCAAATAATATTCACGTTTGCGATTATTCCCCTCAGGTATTAAAGCGGGACCATCCCAATTGTGTAATTTACCATCAAATGTGTACATGATAGTCCCTTCAGAAGTTGTTATTTTTCTTGATTTTTCGAATTTCTGTTCCATGGTACTTAGTCTTTAAATAATTTATCACTAATTAAATCTCCAACGATAAGACCCGCTGTGAAAGCTAAACCATATAGCCCTGTCATGAAATAAGCTCCAACTAGGATTCCAATTGAACTAATTTTTACTGTTTTGATAATTTTTTCTCTACTCAACATAACCTTTATTTTAACAGATAAGCTAATTTACTTATCTTATACCAATAATATACGAA